TTATTCTCAGCGCAATTAGAAAAGTTCGTGAACGACGCTTCGATGAAGGATCTGGAAGCGATGGAGTTCCTAGTAACCCATCCGATATACGAGCATCGTCCAGTGACGATAAAGGAGTTTCTAGAAAATCCTAACTTCGTACATCAGCAGGACGCACCCAGACCACATAATAAGCAGCTGCTCATAGACATTTTTGATGGCGGAAACACATTTGAAGAGTTCGAGAACCTAGGCCGATATGAGGAAGTCTTATATATTGCTGGAATCGGCTCTGGTAAATCATACGTTTCCTCAATGGCGATTGTGTATATTATCTATCGCCTCCTCTGTTTGAAAGATCCCCAGAAATATTTTAATTTCGCTAAAGGCACAAAGATTGCCTTCATTAATATCTCTACATCCTTTTCTCAGGCGAAGGACGTTGTTTTTAGTGAGATTAAAAACCGTGTTGACAATAACCAATGGTTTCAGAACTTTTTCCCACCAAATCCAAGAGTGAAATCAATGCTTAAATTTCCGAAGAATCTCTACATTCTTCCTCTTGGTTCTAACGAAAAATCTCCACTAGGGTATAACATTTTTGGAGCGGTTGTCGATGAGGCATCCTTCCATGTCTTAACTAAAGACAAAGACTATGCCGAGGAATCGTATAACCAGATTAAGAAACGTATCCGCTCCCGCTTTTTATCTAAAGGTAAAGTTTTTATTATCACGTCTCCACGTTATGTATATGACTTTGCAGAAAAGAAATGGGAAGAAGAAGAGGGCAATCCTAAAGTATTTAAAAAAAGAACAACACTTTGGGATGCCATGCCACCAGAAATGTTTAGTGGCAAAAAGTTTGATTTAGGTAAGTATCTCCCCGCCTTTAAGGGCATCATGGTCCCCGTCGAATACGAAGATGAGTTCAAACAGAATCCAGAGAAAGCGATGCGGGACTATGGTGCTCAACCCTCACAAGCTATTCAAAGCTTCTTTGCTACACCAAACATTATTGACGACAATGCAAACTACAATAGGAAACATCCTATCAATCCTAAGACTGGCACCTTCCATGACTGGTTTACAAATAGACCAAGCCAATCAGACTACGATTCAGACAAACGCTTTATTCATGTCGACCTTGGTCTTAACCGAGAAGGTAAGGGAGACGCAGCTGGGTTTGCTATGGGTAAGTTCGATAGTTGGATTGAGGTTAGGAGTACAGCTGGGAAGATGGAGAAGAAACCTAAGATTAAGATTGACTATATGCAAAGGATTGAGGCTGGTTCTAAGCGTGAAATTAAGTTTGAAGAAATCAGACAACTCATCTACAAGATTCGAGACCTGGGATACAACATCCACAAGATTACTTTCGATGGTTGGCAGTCGGTTGACAGCATTCAGATGCTAAATTCTGCAGGATTCAAGGCTGAACTATTCTCGATTGATAGGAATCCAGAAGCCTACTACACAGTTAAAGCAGCTGTCCTAGATAATCGATTAGATTACTACTATTACAAACCATTCTCAGAAGAACTCAAACAACTAGAAGAAATTAAGGGTATGAAGATTGACCACCCTCGTCAAGGACGCAAGGACGTAGGTGATGCTGTAGCTGGTGTTTGCTATCACGCAGCACAAGGTACTCCTGGACGTGGATTTTTGGGTGCATAATGTGTATACTAAAATTAGGAAATTTTAGCAAAAAGCTTGTTTTTATTTAAAAAATTGCTAAAAATAATAAATAACTATGAAAATTCCAAAAATTCTTGAAAAAACCATACTAGGTTCAGATCAGGTAAAAGCTGCTGTTTCGGCTGCTAAGGAATCAGTTGGAGCAACTGCAGAGCAAGAGGCTAAGACTAAATATAATAAAGAAGTTAACAAAGCTGTTAACGAAGCGTTGACTGCAGCTAAAAAAGACTGGGCTGCTGATACCGTCAAGGCCATTGATAGAAAGTTCGGTAAAGCTAGACAATATGTTTCAACCACTGGTAACTACAGACAAGAGAAATTCAACGCTAACAAATACGAATCAGGTAAGAACTACGGAACTCTCACTACACTATTCAGCGACTCCCCAGGTTCTATTCAAAGTGCCTCACGAATTAGGGAAGCTGTTATTGGTGGAGGATATGTAATTAAACCAGAGGAAGTTAAAGGCAAGAAGAGTGACTTAAAGAAACTAATTAAGTTCTTCGACATGCCAAATCCAGACGATACCATTGAAACATTACTGGGTGTCTCTATTGAGAACTATCTAGCTTATGGAAACTTCTACTGGGAGAAAGTACCTACTAAAGCAACAGCTGGTAAGAAAAAGAAGATGGTAGTTGCCGCTCTTTATAATCTAGACCCAACTAAAATGATGATTTTAGTTGACGCTGCTAAGAAAAAGAAAGGTGTGCTAGAAAAGACTGGATACCTAAGAAAAACATCTCAAAATAAACCAATAATCTATTCACTAAATGAAATATTCCATGCGCGTAGAGCTCACAGAAAGGCTGACCTTTATGGTAGGGCTGTTCTTGAAGACAACATGGCTACCCTCCAATTATTGATGAGGGCACTTACTTTTAACATTAACATTCTCAGAAACGGTGGTCGTCCACCTCTACAACTGATTCTCCCAGAAGATTCTACCGAAGCCGATGCCGAGGCAGTATCAGCATGGTGGGAAAAGAACTACGAGGGACCACACAACGCAGGCAAAACCTTAATTTCATTTAAAGGAGCTAAAGCAGAGACACTTGGAATAACTCCTCAAGACATGGCTTATTTAGAGCTCATGAGATTTGGGGTGAGAGAAGTAGCTGGCCAATACGGAGTTCCACTATTATTAGTTGGATTCCCTGAAGGAACTAATCGTGCTACAGCTGCAGAAGCAAGACGCTCATTCTACATAACTAATATTTTCCAATTAAGAAAACTACTTTCCCAAAAAATAACTAATGAAATTATTAAACAAGGAATGGGGATAGAGGGTTGGAGATTAGATTTCAAATCAGCTGGTCTAGAAGAATCAGAAGCTTCACGTAGAGACTTCATGATGGGATGGAGCAAAGCTTTATACTCATTCAATGAGGCAAGACTAGCAATGGGATTACTACCAGTCGATAAGAAATGGGCTGACAAATATTACTTGCTTGGCTCTAAGAATGATTCGCTAATTGAAGTAGAAAAGGCCATTGGAAGAGTTCCAGATGATTCAAAACCTGACAGTAGCAAGCCTAAGAAACCAGCCACACCAGGCGAGAATAGTCCTGAGGGTGATGATAAGATAAATGATGAAGATAAAGATAAATAACAAATTATTAATTGAAAAAAATCTTAAAAAATGGTATAATATACCTAATAAAAGGTTAAGTATTAGTAAGGAGGTAAAGTATGCCTAACGGCAATATTCCAAATACTGGTCAAAGCACAGTGCGTGCCAATATGCAGGTGAAGTCTTTCGTGTCACCTGAAAATCCCACACCAAAACAAACAGAGACGTTCGATAATCAAGTGAACATATTTTTAGCTTCCATTGATAATACGAAGCGATTTCTTAATGGTCGAAACGCCTATTCCATAGGGACCAGGAACTACGTCTTAGTGTGGTATCTAGAAAGAATCCCAGAAAAGCCAGTCACGACTCCTTTCGGGAAAGGTGTTAAACCAGTTGAACTTGTAAAAAACAATGAAAAACAACCTAATCCTACCAAAAAAGCGTAAGCTTGATGATTATGAAAAGGTTGCCCTTCCAACCGTCAGGTGTGATTTTTGCGGTATGCAAACAACGCAGGGAATAAAACAAATGCAACTAATTCCCGTAAAAGATGGAAGGATAATTACACTTCCTGATGGTAGTAAGAAGATGATTCCTGCCACCATGAAAAAACTAATTTATTATATATGCAACACCTGCATAGCAAAGGGTATAAAAATACCTAAGAGACCAAAAAGATGGAAAAACAAGTAGATAGATTAAAAGAATTAGAAAAGATAGCAGAGAAGCTTGGCATCGGCCAAGATAAAGAAGTTCAATGCGTAAGTTGCGGATTGAAACTAAAAATTAAAGACGCAGTTATTTTGACAAATAAAAAGAAAGTTAAATATCTTTGTGAAAAATGCAACGAGAAGCTCGAGCAGGGAGAGCTGGAGAAAGAAAACCCAGACATCTCAGATATATTAAAAGAGCTTGATAGGCAGAAAGATACAAACATTCAGCCAACTCCATATAGTCCTAAGGATTGGCAACCAATTACTCCAGACTGGGAACCAAAATATCCTTACGGAATAGGGATCGACAGCGGAATAGGGACCGACAGAATTACTTATACAGTGTCGAGCATGAATACAATGTTTAGACT